TGATTTTCTAAAGCAGATCTACCTATTGCAATATTTCGGCCATGACCATCTTCTGTACCTAAAGCGCTACGCCCTATAGCAATATTATCAACACCTGCTGATATAACGTGACCAGCTTGATAACCTATAGTAATGTTGCCTGATCCTGAACTAATAGAAGTACCAGCATCTTTACCTATTGCTACATTATGATCACCACTAGTTAAAGCATCTAAAGCACCTATACCTATACCTGTATTATTTTGTGCAGAGGATAATGTACCAGTTGTACTATGCCCAATAAGTAATGAGCCAGTAAAGTTTGTACCTTCTATTTTATGTAACAAACCACCAGTACCGTCATATAACTCTGTAAAATTATCGTTTGTTATATCGAATGCTGCTCTCAGCGTAGATCCAGTTCCGTCATTAGCTGAGGTTCCTATATCAATAGTTTGTTTAGCCATTTATTTGTTTTTTTAATTCTTTTATTTCTGCACTTAATTCTTGTATTGCTTTAGCCATAATTGGTATTAATCTACCGTATGTAGCTTGTAGTTTTTCTGGATCACTAGACTCAACTAATCTTGTATAGTCATCATCAACCTGTTGTAAGTCTTGCGCAATAAATCCTACGTCTTTTAAACCTTTTCTATTACCATCTCTTTGATCCCACTCAAATGTTACAGGTTTTAAGTCTTCTATTATATTTAAACCATACTTAGAGTCTTCAATATTTGTTTTATCTCTTTTATCTGATAAAGCAGATATACTACTTACTTGACAATGTAGTCCACTTACACTACTATTACCTAATGTAACTGTATTATTACCATTACCAACACTAGCCTCACCTATTGAAATTTCGTTAGTAGCACCTGTTCCAGAAGCATCTATATCTCTACCTATATAAACATTGTTGCTACCAGTTGTTAAAATTTTTCCTGAACCTTGTCCAACACAAGTGTTATTAGTACCAGTTGTTATTGCACCTCCTGCACTAGAACCAATAAGAGTATTATTATCACCAGTACTAACTGCATCACCAGCTTGATAACCCATAGCGGTATTATTAGCTCCACCATCTTGAACAAGTAAAGTTTGAAATCCTACAGCTGTATTAGAACCATCAGTATCCTCTGTGCTTAAAGCTTGATAACCTATAGCTACGTTGCTAGAGCCTGTAGTAAGCGCATCACCTGCTAAACCACCTATTACAATATTTTGAACACCTGTTGTCATATCAACGCCAGCATTATAACCAATAGCTATATTATAAGCAGTGCTATCAGTATTTAAATCTTTTAAAGCTTGATGTCCTATAGCTATATTTCTACCACCTTCTACTTCTGCAGATAATGCAGATCTTCCAATAGCTACATTTTGACTACCCGTGGTTAACGCATCACCTGCTAAACCACCAAGCATATTATTGTCAGATCCTGATGTTATAGCTTGTCCAGCAAAAAAACCTACAGCAGTATTATATCTATCAGTTGTAGTTGCGCTTGTCATGTTACTTAAAGCTGAATGTCCAACTGCTACATTTCTATCAGCGGCTACATTTGCACCTAAAGAATGAGTACCTATAGCTACATTTTGATTACCAATAGTTATAGCATCTCCAGCTAATCCTCCAACTAATGTATTTTCGTCTCCTGTTGTAATAGCTGAACCAGCTGAATAACCTACAGCTACGTTATAAATATCTGCATTTGTAGTGTTGTTTTGTACTTGTAAAGCAAAGTTTCCAATAGCTACACTTCTATCACCTTTTGTTTCTGCACTTAAAGAAGAATAACCAACAGCAACATTATTGTTACCTGTAGTTAATGCGTCACCAGCTTCACCACCTACTAAAGTGTTATAGATACCTGTTGTAATAAGAGCTCCTGCAAGATATCCTACCGCAACACTATAAGCGTTAGCACCTGCATTTTGCGAGAGTAATGATTGAAAACCTACAGCTACATTTGTACCATTTGCATCTTCCGTGCTTAAAGCTTGGTAACCTACAGCAACATTACCGCCGCCTGTCGTAAGCGCATCACCAGCTAAACCACCTATAATAGTATTTTGTAAACCTGTTGTAATATTTTCACCTGCAAAAGTACCTACAGCTGTATTATAAGCATTGCCTGAACCTACGTTTTGATTTTTTAAAGCTTCAGCACCTAAAGCTACACTTCTACTAGAACCAGTTTCTGTACTTAAAGCGCTAAAACCTAAAGCAACGTTTCTTTCACCCGTCGTTAATGCATCTCCAGCTTGACCACCAATAGTTGTATTCTTAACACCTGTTGTAACTTGTCTACCAGCATTATGACCTATTGCTACATTATGACCATCACCATCTTTATTTAAATTTTCTAAGGCGTTACTACCAATAGCTATATTTTTACCACCTGTATCTTCATTTCCTAAAGCATTGTTTCCAATAACAATATTATTAGTACCTGTAGTTAAAGCATTACCAGCTAAAGCACCTATAATAATACCACCACCAGTTGTCATTTGTGAAGCTGCGTGGTAACCTATTGCTACAACGTTTCCATCACCACTACCTTTATTATAATTTTTTAAAGCATCATGTCCTATAGCTGTTATTTGACCAGCACCTGTTTCAGAGCTTAAAGCTCTATATCCTATCGCTACGTTTCTAGTACATGTAGTTAAAGCATCACCTGCTAAACCTCCAATTATAACGTTTTGAGTACCTGTTGTAATAGATAATCCAGCATTGGAACCAATAGCTACATTATACGCGTCAGCGCCAGCATCTTGTACTCGTAAAGCATAGTATCCTATTGCAACATTATGTCCATGTTCATCTTCTGCACTTAACGCTTCATAACCAATTACTACATTTTGACTGCCTGTTGTTAACGCATCTCCAGCTGATGCGCCTAATATTGCATTTTGAATACCTGTTGTAACAGATTCGCCTGCAGCGTAACCAACAGCAGTATTATAATTACTAGCATCATTATTCATAGTTGCTAAAGCAGCATAACCAATAGCTACGTTTCTTGATTCTGATCCATCAGCTGCGCCCATAGCGGCATAACCAATAGCCACGTTTGAATCACCAGTTGTTAATGCGTCACCAGCTAATCCCCCAACAATAGTGTTTAATGTACCTGTTGAAACAAGATGACCTGCGTGATGACCTATAGCTATGTTATGATTATTGGCATCGTTATTTTGTACTTGTAAAGCACCTTCACCTATTGCAACACTTCTACTTCCTGTGTCTTCACTTGATAAAGCATCTCTACCAATTGCAATATTACTACTACCTGTTGTTAAAGAATCAGCTGCTAATCCGCCAATTAAAATATTATTTACACCTGTTGAAACTGATTTACCAGTATCATAACCCACGGCTACGTTGTAAGCGTCAGCACCAGCATTTTGATTAGTAAGAGCTCTCCAACCAATAGCAACATTTCTACCATGTTGATCTTCTGCTTGTAAAGCAAAATATCCTAAAACTGTATTAAAACTTCCACTAGTCAAAGAATCACCCGCAAAAGCACCAACAACTGTATTATTTAAACCTGACGTCATCGCTGCACCTGCGCTTCTACCAATTGCTACGTTATATGCGTCTGCGCCTGCATCAAGAGTTGATAAAGCTGCAAACCCAATAGCTACATTACCACTACCACCATCTTCACTTGAAAGCGCATCTTTACCAATAGCCACGTTTTCACTTCCTGTAGTAAGAGCGTCTCCTGCAAGACCACCTACTATCACGTTATTTGTGCCTGTTGATATTGTACCACCTGCAAAATAACCAACAGCTGTATTATGCGCGTCTGAACCTGTATCTTGCGCGTGTAAAGCATACCAACCAATAGCAACATTTCTACCACCTGTATCTTCAGTTGATAAAGCATTCATGCCTAACACAGTATTTCTACCTCCTGTAGTTAAAGCATCACCTGCTAAACCGCCAACTATAGTATTATTAATACCTGTTGTAACAGATTTACCAGCTAAATCACCTATAGCTACATTATAAGCTTCTGCGTCAGCATTTTGAGCAAACAAAGCTTCTCTACCAATAGCAATATTATGACCATGGCCATCTTCTGTTGATAAAGCAGCATAACCTATAGCGATATTAAAACCACCTGTTGTAAGCGCGTCACCAGCAAGCCCACCTATTATTACATTTTTATTACCTGTTGTAATGCCTTGGCCAGCTTCATATCCTACAGCTATGTTGTAAGCATTAGCTCCAGCATCTTGAACTTTTAACGCACTAACTCCTATAGCTATATTTCTTCCATGTCCGTCTTCTGCTGACAACGCCTCTGTACCAATAGCTACATTTCCACCACCAGAATTTAAAGCATCACCTGCTAAACTTCCTATTAAAGTATTATGAGTTCCTGATGTAACGTTTTCACCAGCTAAATATCCTACTGCTACATTATTAGCATTTGCTCCTGCATTTAAATCTTTTAATGCTCTATAACCTACAGCTACATTTTGATTACCTGTATCTTCAGAACTAAGAGCTTCGTAACCGACGGCTACGTTATAACTAGCTGTTGTTATAGCATCACCTGCTAAACCTCCAATAATAGTATTTCTTTCACCTGTTGTAACTTGTTTACCAGCTTCATGACCAATGGCTATATTGTAAGCATCAGCCCCTGCGTCTTGATCTTGTAAAGCACTAGAACCTATTGCAATATTTCGGCCGTGCCCATTTTCTGTAGTCAAAGCAAGACTACCTATTGCTACATTATTACCACCGCTAGTTAGAGCATCTCCAGCTCCAAATCCAATAACTATATTATTACTACCATCTTGTAATAAACCACCAGCAGCATAACCTATAGCTACATTTTGATCACCAGTTGTTAAAGCGTCTAATGCATTTATACCTACACCAACATTATATTGCGCGTTATTAATTACACCTGTTGTACTGTGACCGATTAAAAGTGATCCTGTGAAGTTAGTTCCTTCGGATTTAAATCCCAATGCTGATGTTGTACCACCGTAAAGTTCCGTGAAGTTGTCGTTGCAAATGTCAAATGCTTCCCTGAGCGTAGAGCCAGTTCCATCATTAGCACTTGTACCTATGTTTATAGATTGTTTAGCCATGTGTTATATATTACATTTGGTTAGCATCAGCTGAGAAAAGAGTTGAGTCAGCTTTTAGTTCAGTAAAGTCTGCGCGCAGATTAAACGCACTTGTTCTAGTGTCAGCATTAGTTATCTGCTCACTGTATACTATATTTGCTTTTATACCTATTAAAGCCATGTTTTAGTATATTGCCATTATGTCATCAGCAGTAGTTGCAAATGCAAATACTCTATCGACTTCAATTGGTAAGAAAGAACCAGCTGCTATATTTTGAAATACTATTGGTCTATGTATTTCATATTTTTCACCACTAGCCATAATGTCAGAACCACTGTTACTAGCATCTACTAAGCTAAGTCTAGTATCACTATCTACAGCTCCTACAAAAGCAACTGTACCATCAGTAGTATTAACTACTAAGTCTCTTGGTTGCACTGTGCTAGTAAAATTTTGATTATCATCTGCTAGTTTATTAGTAACACCACCAGTTGCAGCACCACTATCTATTATTTTCTTTTGACCAGTAAGATTAACACATATGTTACCAGCAGTACCAATATAAATACCAGCGCCTCTTTCAGTATGTGCAACCGTAGAAAGTTCTGATAAATCTTTTGTGTTATCTAAATAGTTTATAGCAGCACTACCAAGAGTTGTTGCGTCTTTTAAAACTACAGCTCTTCTAACTGTTTGTACACCTGGTGTTCCTGGTGCTCTGTAAGCGTGTGGGCTACCCGTTATATCTCCGTATGCCATTTTTTGTTTGTTTAATTGTTATTATCTTTGTTAACTAAGTTTATTGCTTTTATCATAACTTTGTCAGAGTATGATTTACCTTCCATTATTTTATTTCTACGTAAACTAGTTGGTAAATCTTCTTGACCAAGTAACATCCTGTATATCCTACTAATAAGTTGGCTACACTTAAATGATGTTTTATATATTGTATATTTTTGAGTTGTGTTGTTTCTTTGCCGCCAAACAGTTATCCAGCCATCACGCCTTAAACGTTCCCAGCGATTTTTATCCCATGAAAAAGTATAAACTCCGTCTATATAATCTTTTCTTGTAAACAGCTCCATACAATCAAAGTAAATTAGAAGTTCGAGATCAGCATCTTTTAACTTGTTTGTTTTACAAGCCCATTTACGTATAATACGATAATGCTTAAACAAACCTATGCTTCTAAGATCTTTGGCTTCTAATTTTCTCATAAGACAATAACAACGTCTTGCTGTTTTATTACAAGAAATATATTTTCATCTATTTCTACATTAAAACCAGCGTGTTTATCGTAGTATATATTATCATTAGCTTTAACACCTTGAACTAAACTACCAACGCTTTTCACAACACCTTGTCTATATCTTATGTCTTCTTTTATTTTATCTGTAAGAAGTAAACCACCTTTTGTTTTAGTTGGTTTTTCTTTTATTTCTTGTATAACTAAATAATTACCTATTGCTCTCATTCTTCTCTTTCATTACTAATTACACAATCAGTTGATAATATAGTAGTAGCAACAGATACTGCGTTTTTTAACGCGCTTTTAGTTACAAGCAAAGGATCAATAATACCTTCTTTAATCATATTAACTGTTTCACCAGTTACTACATTTATACCTTTACCTTTATTTTTTTGAGGCGTATATTCTAAACCAGCATTTTTAAGTATTATTTTATAAGGATACTTTATTGCTTCTAAAAATATATTAGCACCTTCAGTTTTATTTTTAATATTATCAGCCGCGTTTAACAAAGCAACTCCGCCACCAGGAACTATACCTTCTTTTACAGCAGCTTTTGTAGCGTGTATTGCATCGTCAACTCTATCTTTCTTTTCTTTTAATTCTACATCAGAATTAGCGCCTACAGATATTACTGCTACATTACCAGATAATATTGCTAAACGCTCTTCTAGTTTTTCAGTTCTTAAACTTGGATCACTAGATTTTAACTGTTGCTCTATATCTTTTATTCTTTTTTTAGCTTCTTCTGGTATTTCAGCTATTTTTAAAACAGTTGTTTTGCTATCAGATACACATCTTTCGCATTGACCTAAAACATCAGGAGTTATTAAATCTATATCGTCACCATATTCTTCGTTAATATGAGTGGCTCCAGTTACAGTAGCTATATCATCTAAAAAATCTTTTTTCCAAAAGTTAAAGCCAGGTGGTGAAACAACATTAGCTTTTATATTGCCTTTTATCTTATTCATGACAATAGCAGCCATTGGTTGTTTTTCTAATTCACCTATAATAAGTATAGGCCTATTATTTGTAACAGCATATTCTAATACAGTTTGTATTTTTCTAACTGTAGTTATAGGTGAGCTAACTATTAAAACTAAAGGTTTTTCTAATGTAACAGTTTGTTTACCAGTGTCTGTTACAAAGTTAGCATTTGCGTAGCCTTGATTTATCTGTGAACCTGAAACTACATTTATTTTTGTTTCTTCACCTCCATCTGTATCCATCATTACAGTACCATTTTTACCAACTTTTTTAAAAGCTTCACCTATTATAGCTCCAAGCTCTTCATCGTTATTAGATGATATAGTGGCTACTTGATCTATCATATCACCTTCAACTGGCACTGATATTTTTTCTAAATATTTAACAGTATCATCGCAAGCGCTTTGTATGTCTTGCTTTATGTTTCTCAAGCTATCAGTTGTAGCTTTGTTAGACTCTTTTAATAAAGCATGTGCTAGCACTGTAGCTGTTGTTGTACCATCACCCGCTTCGCTAACTGTTTTTCTAGCTGCTTCTTTAATTAATGTTGCACCTATATTTTCTACAGGTTCTCTTAATATAACAGAATTAGCAACAGTTACACCGTCTTTTGTAATCATGGGTCTACCCATAAAATCTTCTAGTATCACACACTTACCGCTAGCTCCAAGTGTGGAGCTAACAGCAGCTGTGAGTTTGTCTATACCTGCAAAGACTTTTTCTTTAGCACTGCTGCCAAATGTTAAAGCCTTCACAATGTCTTGTGGATTTTGCATTTAATTTAATTTAATTTAGTTAATGTTACTTAAAAGTTTTAACAACTTTTGGACCATTAAGAAACTCTACTTTTTTATTGTAGTGATCAACTGATCCGTCGATAGCAGCTTCTGCTCCTTCAACTGTTTCTCTTCTAGTTACATCAATCCAAGTATCTTCTTCCTTAGGATGTTGGTACTCGGTTTGGTAAAAACCATTTGGTAACTGGGTTATTC